CAAGAAAACCTTTATGTGTTACAAAATTGATAAGGTATAATTAAATGATTAAATTTCGTAAAGAAGTCTTTGAAGTCTTTGAAGAGTATAAGAAAGCAGGAACTCGCGAAGAAAGATTAGATGTATTGAAAAAATATGAAGATAACTGGGCGTTCAAAGATATTCTTCGTGGATCCTTCGACGAGTCTTTGGAATTTATACTTCCTTCTGGACGCCCACCATTCACTCCCAATAAAGCGGAGTCAGTTCCCTCTACCCTACTGAAGCAACACAAGCAATTTGGCAACTTCATTAAAGGTGGTAACGGAGAACAAACCCCAGCGTTTAAACGCGAGAATCAATTCGTCCAGCTTCTAGAATCCGTTCATCCGGAGGATGCTGAGTACGTTCTGAAAATGGTGGCAAAGAAACCACCATGTCGTTACATAACCAAGAAACTAGTACAGGAGGCATTTCCAAATTTAATACGCGAGTAATCTTTTCGACACTAACTAACTTCTGAGGAGAATCCTATGTCGAGTGATGTACAACAGTTGAATCAAGCTATTACCGAACTTCAAAAGTTCGCAAATAATACCAGGCGCCAAACACAATCCGAAGGTAATCAAAATTATCGAAAGGGAACATTGGAACAGTATTATAATATACTGAATGCGTCTTCTCAACAACTTGCTCAATAGGGGGTGATTATCTCTTCAGGTGCGTACAGTGAGTCTCCTGTCGTAGTGATTGAATATAATTTGGAATGGATATATAATGCCACAGTATGATTTTAAAAACAAAGAAACCGGAGAGGTCACGGAAGTGCTTCTCCGTATTTCTGAATACGACCAATGGTTAAGTGACAACCCAGAGTGGACACGTTACTTCCCTGCGGATTCAGCACCCAAGTTAGTATCAGGTGTAAAGTCTACTATGAGATTGGCAGGCACTCAGTGGAATGAGCATCTTACAAATATTAAGAAAGGTTCGGACAAAAACAACACTATAAAGGTTTAGGGCTATGAAGTTTTTAAATTGGCTCCGACTTGGGCCGACTAATGGTAAGAAGGTAGAAGACGGAACTCCAGATCCCGAAGATTTATCTGTAGCAAACGCATACAAAACTAGGTGGGTATGGTATCACACTATCCTCGCCATAGAAATTCTCACCACCAATATCCTATTGGCATGTATCTTGGTAGTGCTTGCTATCAAACTGTAATGATAAATATATTACGTAAATTATTGTGTAAAACCAAAGTGAAAAATGTTATGAACCGAGAAGCAGTATACAACCAACTCAAGATTGACGAAGGAGTCGTTTATGAGATTTACCTCGACCACCTCAACTACGCGACCTTTGGCGTTGGACACCTCATTAAGGAAAGTGACGGAGAGTTCGGGTCTAAGGTCGGAACGAAAATATCCCCCGAAAGAGTTGCTGAGGCATTCCAACAAGACCTCGACATCGCAATCAACGAATGTGTTGTACTATACGGAGAACGGTTCAATTGTTTCCCAGATGAGGTACAACAAGTCTTGGTTAATATGATGTTTAACCTAGGTCGGCCTCGACTAACTAAATTTAAGAACATGTATGCCGCGGTACTCGAAGGCGACTGGAAGACAGCTGCTATTGAGGGACGCGATTCGCGATGGTACCGTCAAGTAGGACTTAGGTCTGAACGACTAATGAGAAGGTTAGAGAATGTCTAATAATGTAATATTCCAATACATGATCGTGAGTGATGCCGTTGACGAACGTGGTGATATTAAAGGGTGGGACGGTACACGTTCTTCTTTGTACAAAGAAGTAGCTGATATATCCCGTACCTCATTCGAAGAGTACGCAGAAAAGATTGGAGCGTCCCACATCTACTCTGATGAACGAGTGGCCACCAAAGGTCACGGATGTTCAACCTCCCTATTGCACGAGTGTGCACGTGTCTGGTTAGACCCTATGTTCGACCAGTACGACAACCTACTATTCGTCGACACAGACATCGTGGTCAACACCGAAGAGAACATCTTTGATCAGATGGAATCTGGTGCTGATGTATACGGTGTACTAGAGTCCGACTTCGTTACTGCTGATGGGGGTGGGTACAACTCATGGGATAGTAACGAAGAGAACTATAGAAACTTCTGTCGTAAGTTCGATATGCATGACTGTCCTATCGTACCTGTAATGCCACCTAATCGTCCATCTAAACTAACCATCATGAACACTGGAGTTGTACTCTGGTCTAAGGAAGCACGTCTACGTGCACGTGAACTATTCATGGCATGGGATGATTGGTGTTACGCTGGTGACTTCCATATGTCTATCCTTAATGATCAACCATACATCTCGGCAATGTTCATGAAACATGAGTTCGACGTAGAGACTATCGATACCACTTGGAACGACAGTCCACACTATGCCACAGAGCAAGAGTTCTTTGATAACGCAAAGTTCTGTCACTATACAGGCGGTGAGTGGAAAGTGGACATGGTAACCCACTGGAGAGACCGTCGTTTTAAAACTACGTCTTGGGAAAGGTGTCTTGTACCATGAGTTCAGTAAAGGATGTCGCACTTAGTATCATAGAAGAAGAACTAAACACATGTTTAGAAAACATGAGGAACACTGCTAGTGGTGATCCGAACCTCTACTGTATCGCTATGACCATTGGAAAACTTCAGAGTGTTCGTATTCGTTTTCAAAAAGAGTTATAACAATCCTTGACAAACCTCTCCTTTACATGTATAATGTATATCTAAAGTGAGAGGTTTTTTGTTATGAGCGACCAAAAGATATCAGTAACGAGCGACCTAGTTACTCGACACATATACCAGTCGAGTACGGGTGAGGTAGAGTGGGGAGAATTAATGATCTCCTTTCTAAATGAAGGGTTTACTTCTTCGGAAGTTTATGTTATAATGAACAACGTGAGAGAAGAGGGTGTAGCGTGAAAGATAAAGTAATTTTAGTAGACTGTGATGGTGTGATCCTTGATTGGCAGTATGCCTTTCAACGTTGGATGAAGCGTCATGGGTATACGATAGTCAAGCCTGATGTATATGATATCGGTGAGATGTATGGGTTGATGCGGCCACCTGAAAAGAGGCAGTTGTGTCGTATGTTCAATGAGTCTGCCACGATTAGAAAGATTCCACCTCTACGTGACGCTATCAAGTACATTAAGAAGTTGCACGAAGAGCACGGTTATGTGTTCCATGCAATCACTTCTTTAAGTGACGACGAGTACTCACAACACTTACGTACCAAGAACCTATGTGAACTCTTCGGTAAGACTGTTTTCGAAACGTATGTGTACCTAGACACTGGTGCTGACAAAGACGAGGCGTTAGAAGCCTATCGTGATACCGGATGTTTATGGGTAGAAGACAAGGTAGAGAACGCAATCGCTGGTGCGAAGGTCGGACTTGAATCTGTAGTCATGAGTCACGTCTATAACCAAGATACCGACTTCCCTCTAATGAACAACTGGAAAGATGTATACGAACACGTTACAGGAAAATAATTACCTATGTGATCCGTTTGGGAGTCTTCGGGCTCCTTTTTTTTATGTATAAATAACTGCATTAAGACAATACTATTATAGGTGAATAATGAGATACGTTGGTTACAGTGAATTTTATCATGACTCTGGTCTAGCTATCATTAGCGAAAATGGTGAAGTAGAATTTGCCACACATGGAGAGCGATACTCCAAGAAGAAGAACGATCCTAATATTCCACAAGAACTTTGGAACATGGTTAATAAAGATGATCACATCTCGTTCTATGAGGATCACAAGATCAAGTTCGACATGCGCGGAGGGTTCGATGGTCTTGCAACACTAGCATACCCTAAAGACGCTGAGTACGATACCTTCCATATGCATCACGAATCACATTGTGCCGCTGCGTTCTACACACGCCCGTGGGACTCGAAGGATGACACTGTACTTGTATCTATCGATGGGGTAGGAGAACTACAGACTGCGGTCATCTACGATTCGAACTTCAACCTAATCAAAGAATGGCACTACCCTAAGTCGGTAGGTCTAGTCTACACCCTTACTACTAAGTTCCTTGGTCTACGTCCACTCGAAGATGAGTACGTGGTCATGGGTCTCTCTGCGTACCATGATACATGTCCGAAGTCTAAAGCAATAACCGACTGGTTGATTCGGTGGTATGATAACCTAGAAGACATCGCACCAGAAGTTGCAATGGGTATTGAGGTAGGGGGTGATGATTCCCAACGTGAACAAGATCGTATAAGGTTCAGAAGAGAATTCGAACGCAGAATCCTATCGGTAGAAGATAAGGTTGCAGCACGTGCTACCCAAGACTTCGCAGACTATGCGATCATGCAGATCATGTCCGAAGCATCCAAGTACGGTAAGAAACTATGTTACTCCGGTGGGTGCGCACAGAACGTGGTGATCAACTCTAGGTTGTTCGAACTGTTCGATGAGGTACATATCGCATGTTCACCTACAGACGCTGGATCGGGTCTGGGTACAGCTGCACGGTCATGGGCGAAGGCGACAGGTAAAGACAAGTTGATCTGGTCTCCATACTGTGGGTACGATATCGAACGTCCGGTCGACCCTAGTGAGATCGTAGATCATCTACTCAGTCATAAGGTATGTGGTATCGCGAACGGTAAGGCAGAGTTCGGGCCTCGTGCATTAGGTAATAGATCCTTGATTGCAGACGTACGCTATGACGTACAGGATACAGTGAACGGAATCAAACGTAGACAGAAGTACCGTCCGTTTGCTCCTGCCATCCTAGAAGAGTATGCAGAAGAATACTTCAGTGGGCCTATGAATGATCATATGCAGTTCACCTCTAAAGCACTACATGACTACGCACCTGTAACCCACGTAGATGGGACTGCACGGGTACAGATCGTGAAGAAGGACTGTGAGTCCATCTTCCGCAAGGTGATCGAAGAGTACCATGATAGAACGGGTGTTCCAATGTTACTAAATACTAGTCTCAACATAAGAGGGCGTCCAATGGTTAATGACGAACATGATGCCCAATTATGGGAGCAGAAGTACGATGTGAGGGTGTTCTAACATGGAACACTTACGGGAGATAGGTCTGTCCTATATAGAACATCTATACCGAGCGTGGTCACTCGCGTTCATTTGTATAGTGCATGGCCTGTTCCCCTTTATATGGGAGCATAAAGCGAAAGATATTATTAATGGTGACCCACAAGATTTCAAGGTGAAGTAATGACGGATCTAGACATATATGGTAACCCTGTCGGGACAACGTACAGAGAAGATGTATGTCCACCAGACCTCATGTGTATTCCTAGAGAAAATTGGGATACCGTATTAGAAGAAAACCAACTAGCATGGAATTCTGTAAATAATACCGTTGAAAGTGCAAGACAGGGTGACGTAGAAGCAATTGCTGAATTTACATGGCAAGTACTATTCCTTTCACCTTGGGAACTTGCATACATAGCATTACCGATGAGTGTATTAGCATTTTATGGATTGACCATATATGCGATATTTAAATGGTTACAAAAAAGGTTTAGATAAAATGTCAGAACAACCCATCACACCGACTCCAGAAGCAAAACCCTTCAAACAGAAGATTGAGCTTGAAGTAGAGTTTGATACTACACAAAAGGAAGTAACTCCTACTAAGTTCAGCACTTTGTTGCAGTTCGCGGATGTAATCGATGCATATCGACTTTTCCCACGAGCATTCATTGGTACCTATCTGTACCTACTAATCGAAACTACTCAATGGTTCATGACAATAACTGAACCCAATGCATCACAAGCTGGACTCATATCTGTAGTGGTTGGTGCTGGTGCCGCATGGTTCGGTCTATATACGTCTACAGGTTCTGGCCGGCAGGTCAAAAGTATTAAGACCGGCAAATGAAACCATCTGAACTAGTCACTTGGCGAGGAACGCCAGGCGTAGGTGATTTCATGTGGGCATTGAATTCATGTCACAAGTATGCCGCGGATCATAACGTATCAAAGATCAATTTGGAACTTCACTGGGAACACGGTGAACACCATAACCATCACTTCGAAGATCCAGAGACGATCATCGAACGATGTAACTACATACACAACTTCTACCATCAACAAGAAAGGGTAGAGATACATCACATATTCAATGCTGATGGTAGGTACAAGCATTGGAAGTTTAATGATGATGTTGTTTTGGAAACAAACGGTGACCGTAGGATAGCAGCAATAAACAATCACGGGTTCAAAGCAAGGTTCTTTTTTGAGTCAGGTCACTATGATGATGCTCCGGGCTCCGATGCACCGGACAACGATTGGATATTCCGAGAGGATGCCTTCCAAGACTATAATCCTAATCGTATTGTATTCTGGAGACCTACATGGAATGCGGAGAGACCTCGCACATGGAAGCGTATCTTTGACGACTCCGACTGGGATCATCTGATAGCACACTTTCGTACCCTAGGGTTTGACATGCATGAACTATCGTATCGTACCCCAGTGTCAGAGGTCATGCATTTGATCTCTACCTCGCGTATGGTCATATGCTACGATGGTATCTGGCATTACGTCGCAAAGAACTTTGCTCGACCTCTCGCAGTAATCAGTGGTGAGGGTGTGACTAAATACCATACATCTAATGCTTTAAGACTCAACCCAGAACTACCGAGGGAAGAGATGGGGGTATGGTGGTGGATAGAACATATAGAAGATCTGTTAGATCAAACTAAAAGAAAATCAGTAGACTACGAAGACAGGATGAAGACTTATTATGGAAATGACTAGAGAAACATTTCAGATTGACCGAGCAGTAATCGAGGTCGCGGGCGGATGTAACTACTCTTGTTCTATGTGTCCGCAAGATCTACGTGAAGGTGGAAGACATAAAGGTTTCCGTCGTATCATGAAACTCGATGAGTTCGAGAAGTACGTTGCCGATTGTGCGCAGTACGGATTGAATGTTGTCAACCTAGATGGTTCGGGTGAAGCCACAATGGCAAAGAACCTACCTGAATATATCAAGGTAGTAAAGAAGTATGGTGCTAAGGCATTCATCTTCTCTAACGGGTTCAAGATGACTGGTAAGTACATGAGAGATTGTGTTGATGCCGGACTGGACTTCTATCGATTCTCATTCATTGGTGCTGACGAACAAGACTATAGTAAATGGATGCATAACGCGGTAGGTGGACACTACGCACAGATTAGACGTAACATCGAAGAGATGGTTGCGTACGTCAAAGAGTCAGGTTCAGACTGTACCGTATCTACCTACCACCTAATCACCGACAACGATAAGATCGACGAAGAACTAGAGAAGTACAAGACCTTGGTCGATGAACTAGGCGTCAAGACCGAGATATGGAAGATGCATAACTGGTCTGGTGTTCAGGATATATCGGAGTCCGGTGTACGTGAAGGTAAGAAGAAGACATGTGGACGACCGTTCTCTCCGGACGTAGTGATACGTGCTGGTGGTCTAGACAAAAAGACTGGTGCAGTACACCCATGTTGTCAGGTACTTGGACGTGACGAA